GTGTAATCTGTGCCGTCACCATATGAGTGACCTTGTGCTTGCTGTGTGTGGGTCACAAGCGCGCTGTCACCAATGCGGTTGCGGATTTCGGAAACCATGCGGCGTACACTTGTTTCTGCTACCCCTGTGGCAAGTATGATTTCATGCGTTGTTGCGCCGCGATCTGTGCGCAGCATGTCATATACGTTGCGAATGCGGCGCGCTTGTGCGGCAAAAGCGCTTGCGCCTGTGCGCGGTGTTGTGTGCGTTACTGTGGTCATCTGTGGGCGTGGGTGCCGTGTCTCAATGCTGTGTTGTGCAATGTTCAAAAGCAATTGCACCCATTTTTGAATTTTGATTGTTTCTGTGGTGCCGCCTGCCTGCCGAAATTCAATAGTTTGCTTACCTTGCTCAAAATTGCTCAGGTTTATGTTGGTGAATTTGCCGTGTGGTTCGGTCATAGCGCGCACAATCTCGCTTGTGTCGGTTGCGCGCTTAACGTTTCTTGCCATGCCACGGGTGATCTGATGCCCCATAAACTGACTGAAATGCGGGTGTCCCTCTGTGCGTGATTTCTGGTGAATAGAATTGATAATATCCTGCTGGTCATACATACGCAGGATAATATCGCGCAATTGCTCAGTCGTAATCGGGTCTTCAGTTCTATTCTCAAGGCTAATCACGCGGCCTGTGCGTTGTGTGAAAGCAATGCTTTCACGACAAAACATTTCGCGCTCGCGCTCTGTTTTGACGTTAAGCAAGCGGCGTGTAGACATGTGAACATGACAACCGCAACCGCCGCGTGAGGAAGAGCGTTCTGGAATAGTCGCGCCGCCGCGTACACTACTCGCAAACATTTCTTCAACCGCTGCCCACGCAAAAGCGCAATCAACTAAAATGGGTGAATTGGTTTCACTGTTTACAACGCCGCAATCAGAACATGTTGTGAAGCCTTCAACGCCGTCTCTGCGATACTGATCGGCCTGTGTGTGCTGTGTGATATTGCCTGAAAACTCAGGCTCGAAACCAAATGGCAGGGCATTCTCTGTGTGAATTTGTACTGGCATTTTTTACTCTCCTTTAAGGCGATCGGGTTATTCCGTGTCGCTCTTTATATATATAGCCCTATTTTCAACCTACTTGTCAACACCATTATCACGAAATGTTTCAACATGTAACATCAAGTGATTAAAATGAGAACAAAACGTCAACCTGCATTTTCATGACCTAGGTATAGGCAAACGTCTAATGGGCTTCTATGGGGCTATTTTCGGGGTGTACGTCAATTTCTATATTCAATGCCATATTCAATGCCAACACAAAAGAACAAAGATAGAACGCGCTTTTCATTGGTTTAAAAACTGACTGACTAGTCAATTTACTTACTAACAGTCAATATTTAAAACAATATGTCAATTTACTTACCATTGGTCAGTTTTTAAAACATTATGTCAATTTACTGACTAACGGTCAGTTTTCAAAACAATAAGTCAATTTTCTTACCATTGGTCAATTTGCAAACCATTAGTCAGTTTTCAAAACATTCAGTCAATTTCCAAACCGTTGTAAAGCCGAACAATTGTTCGGGTTTGTATGTGCGTGGTGGTGCTGCGGATACAAAAAGGGCCGAGGTATATAATACCCCGACCCCGATCCCGATTGATCCCGACCCGATCCCGAAGGCCCGACCCCGAAGAGTCAGGCCCGACTGTTACGCTGGTTCCATCTCATTCAAAACCTCATGGGCATGTTCAAGTGCCTCTTGTTCCGTATCTATCCCGTAGCAAGTGAAGCAATGGTAATCGACCCACCGCCCCCCGATTGGCATCTGAAAGTTAAAAGTTGCGGCCTCGTTCCACTGAATCCGCATATGGTTGTCGTTGTGTTCTAGTTCCCAATGTTTCATATCTTTATGCCTTTATTGTGTGAGCAAGTGTCACGGTTGCGCTGGTGTTTGGGTTGCCGTTGTTCTCAATAAAAGTGTACTTGTGGACGTTGCAAGCCAGTACACCGAAGCGTTGGGCGTCATGGTACTTCATAAAGCTAGGCTCTTCATTCATATCTACTGGTTCAGAAGTGCCGTGTTCTTTTGCCATATATTCGCAGAACTCTTGAAAAGGCTTTTCATCTTCATATTCAAAGCCAGAAGTGTCATCATAGAACAGCGCGGTAGCCCAGAAGTCAGGCAATTCGTAAGTAACTGTTTTCATAGCGTATCTCCTTTTTGCTAACACCTATATAACATGAGTCAACTACCAGGTCAACAAGTATTTTAAATAAATATACCCGGTACAATTTAACCGGGCCGGGCGACTCCGGGCGCTCCGGGTGAGTAAACACGAACAATTGTTCGGGTTCTATTCCGGGCAAAAAAGAACCCGGTGAATTAACACCGGGCCTAAGTTTATGCGACTTCTGTTTTCCCCGCTTCGTTTGCCGCAACCCGAAGGCAATAATCATCAAGCCCGAAGTCCCGATACCCTTCTTCGATCATGTCGTAGTAGTGCTGACTTGGAGGCCCGACGTAGTTTTTATTATTCATTTCATACACTAACCAGCCGCCGTTAATCTTCCGACGATTGTAAAGCGTTGGATAGCCTTCAAGATGATCCAGTGCTTTTAGGCAACTAGGCGTGATGGCCCATAGTGCAACGGGACAAATGCTGTCCCGATCAGGAACAATGTCAGCGACCCCCCGAAAGACTAGCCGAGTATCGGGCAGGTAGAACCCGCCCATCGGTTTAGCTAACGGGCAACGTGCTTCCATTGCCCGACGATTAGTATTCATGCCATAGGCCATATAAAGCATCATGTTTACACCGACACCCATTCATCTTCGCCAAGTTCCCGAACGTCTGTACCGTTGGCAAGAAATTGAGTTCCGTTCTTTTGGAACACGCGACAATCAGAGCCGCTGAGTTCTAACAGGCCGTTGATACGATCCCGCGTTGTGACGGTGGGCCAATCTGCAAGAGTAAACCACAGTTTACTTTTGCCTCGCTCTGCGATCAAGTTTCCGTGCAGCCATACACTATGACCGTCCGTACTAGTCCGCTGGGCAGAAGCCTTCTCACCTTTTAAGAAAGCGGACATGATTTTCTGTGTTTCTTTTCTCATGTGTCTGTCCTTTCATTTACTAGACAAACAACATCTATCCCATACAATCCCATATGTCAACAATTAAAATAATAAAGTTTAAATAAAAAAACCCCCGCTGTTGCAGTGCGAAACCTAGCCGAGCGGGGGTAGTTGTTGAGTCAAGAGGAGGTAATGCAACTCCAAGATGCCTGACCCCGACCTGTTTGTCAAACGCGAACAATTGTTCGGGTTCCCCGACCCGGCCCGATCCCGGCCCGATTGCAGGCAACCGGGGGGCAAAAGAGTTAACATAATACTTGTTCGTGAGAGGGGGGCTATAGAACCCGAACAAGTTTTCGGGTATCCCGACCCCCGAAAGGCCCGACTTGGCCTTCTGAGGGCCTTCAGATCGCCCCGACGGTGGGCCTGCGGCCCTACCCGCCAAGCCCAGCCCCGATCAGTGCGGCTTTTCGCTAATTTCTGTTAAGTGTTCTGGTTCTACTGGTTCAGGTGTTACATCGATCATTCGGCTTTTAGCCCGATCCATGATGACTTGCAGTTTTTTGGTGATTTCGTCTTTATCCATGCTGTCTATTTTTTCGTGTGTTACGTGGCTTCGGTTGACCATGAGTCCTGTTACTTTGAGGCGCAGTTCTTCTGCTTTGATTGCTGCGCTATAGTTCCCTGCGGCCCATGCTTCATCGCGGAGCATCTGCATATCCCGAACAGATTTGGTTATGTTGACTCCATACTTTGATTCTAGTTCGACGCGCATTTCTTCTAGTCGTTCCCGAACGTGTGGCGTGTTGAGTAGTTGCACGGCTTGTACGTTTGGGTGTTTATACCCTGCGGCTCTCGCTGCTGCTGTTTGTGTCATGTCTTTGTGCAGGAAGTTATTTAGGAATGTTTGCTGCTGCGGTTTGAGTGAAGGCCCGTTTGGATTTTTTTCCCCGACTTTTGGCATGCTGCGAATCCCTGCTGTGGTGTCCCCGATCAATAGCACATTATCCCACAAGTGCGCAAGTCCTTATCACGGTATTGGCGGCATTAGATTAACATCAAGGGGGGGTAGTATATATACCCCCCTGTAAAGGGGGTAACGTGCTTACCGTAAAATAACGCATTGATTTCATTCAACAATCTACGGTAAAACGGGTTTTTACCGTGCTTACCGTAAATCCTTAACTCATTGATGTTGTTTAACATTCTACGTTACGTTAAGCGCGGTAAAATTTAACGTAGATTTTTTTACCGTAAATTATCCAATGAAATCAATGGGGCGGTTTTTCGTGAAAATGGCTATTATTTTATTTACATTTGCTATTGACACTGGGACTTTCTGGGATTAGGTATGGTGTTATCTTTTATAGCAAAAGGAAAATGACAAATGAAACTACAAGAGATATTTGACGCGGCTTCGGTTCATTTGATGGGCATGGACGGCCCGTCATTGGATGCAGACGGTGACGCTTGCGTATACCGTGGCAAGGACGATGACTGTGAGTTCAACGGCCAGATGTGTGCCGTTGGCTTGTTCATTGCTGACCAGCATTATGACGAGGGATTTGAGGGTACGGGCATAACGAACAATCGGTCTGTTTCTCATGCTGTTGCGAAGTCGTGGGGCCAAGAGCATTTAACTGTCGATCAGTTAAGTTTGTTGGCTGATTTACAGATGGCCCATGATGAAACGTCTAGGGATGATGTTGAGTCGATCAAAAGTAGGAAGTGGCGCGACGGCATTGTTGCCGCTTTAGACTATGTAGCCACCAAGTTTCACCTACGCTTTGATCCGAAGGGGGCCAGCGCATGAGCGATTGCACATATAAATTGCGTGTCATTGACATTATCGTTCACAAATGGGGCGAGGATGGTCAAGGCGAACACGTTTGTAATAAGGGCGGGTTCACCATTGGCTCTTTTGATACCATTGCGAAGGCCAAGGCTGAGTTAGCAGAGTTCTTTGGATATGAGCCAGATTATGAGGCTTATGAGGGCGAGGATTATGTTTGCGGAGGCATCATTGAGAACGAGGACGCCTATGCAGACCCCGATGGTGAATACATAGCTGATTACGTTGTTACGATGGACAAGGTTTCCACCGTGTCAAATTGGGGAGCCAGCGCATGATACGTTTAACAGACATTGATAGACGCAAGACGCTTGCACTTCAGTTGGGTGAGCGCACTGGTCAAGACATTCACTACAGCGAGGTTTTGGCTGACGGTGAGTATGTTTATCGCCACAATTCTGAGTATCCCGACGAAGTTGAGATGTACGCATTACCGCTACGTTCGTGTGCCGAGGTTGAGGACGATGTTGCATATGACAAGTCACCGTTCGTAAACCCGAACAATTTCAGTCTTGAGTCCAAGCGCGGCGTTCGTGGGTTTTCCCGTGAAGTATGATTTGAAGGACATGGCGTGGTCGGTAGTTGTACTGCTGACCATTGCTGCAATCACGTTCGTCATTTTGGCGATGTAAATAAGTTAGATTTTAGAAAGGAGAATGCACATGGTTGATATTCACGGAACGCC